AATCAAACATAGCTTCTTCAACTCCACAACCACTACAAATCCAAGTCTTGTTATCTCGCCTACTCAAAGCAGGATGAGTTAATCCACTTCCTTTATTGTAGTAAACAAGTTTACATCTCGGACAACAAACATCTTTAGTTTTCATTTTAATTTTCACCTTCCTTATTTTTATTCCAGCAATCTCTACATTTTTCAGCTGGGAGAGTATATAACTTAACTTCTGAGGTCCACTCCTTGCCACACTCTAAACATTTATTTTTCATTTTAATACCTCCTCCAATCATTCCAAGCATTCCTTTTGACTTTTTTCTCTTTCTCTGCCCAAGTATCAAGTTTCTTATCGAAATAAAACTCTCTATTCGCATAATAACGGTCATTATAGCCACCAAAGTCCGGATAAGTAGTATGAACTACCTTTGGTTGCTTATATGTCTTAATTAAGCTTAAATGACGGTCTGACAAAGAATATAGCTTATGTTCACCTAATTCCTTAATCTTCTTGAAACCCATCCCTTCAGGAAACTCAGAACTGAAGTAACAATTATCTTGCTTATCCTTGTAAACCTCAATCGGATTACTTCTTCTCCACAAGTAAATCTTATCATCTCCAGCGTATTGAAAAGCAATAGCTATACTACCTCTTGCCTTATCAATTATCTTCTGGCATCCACCTTTAGCATCTTTCTCAACCAAGTGAACTAAGACTTCACTATCAGTTATGTCACCTTGAACTTTGCTTTCAAACCGATGTCCTTTATTGATAAGCTGTTTGAATAACTCGTCGTCATTACTAACAATTCCATTATGAATTAAATGACAAGTGTTATTCTCATTAGCAAAAGGATGATTGCTTTTTAATCTGTTTCCACCACCACCATTAGTTGGTAATCTGTGGTGAACTAAGATACAATCACCTTTTTGTAAGGTGTTCCAAAACTCACCATATTCAAAACTGAATAAAGTAAATGGGTCACTTGTTCTGATTCTGGTTAGCTCACCTTTTCTTAACAAGCTAAGTCCAGCTCCATCTGTTCCTCGGTTCTTTTGGTTCTTAAAAATCCTCAAAAGATTCTTTGCCACCTTTTCAGATGGCTGGTTTATTTTTACTCCAATTATTCCACACATCTTTAATTACCTCCATTATTCAATATTGCTTTGACCATATCTGTACTTCCTGAACTGTACCCTAAGCCCTTAGCTATTTCTCCTAAGTTATGTCCAGCTAACTGTAACTCAAGTGCCTTTTCAAACTTCTCATTTGTTTCAACACCTAAGTTCTTATCATATCCAAACCACTCCAAACTTGGTTTTATTATACTAAGCAATTGTTTCATTCTCGGTTGGTTAGTTACTCTAATTTTGTTTTTATGTCCATATTTACTTGCCCAATCTCTTTGAGATTTCCAAATTTCATCTGAAAAACCAAGCCTACCATACTTAGCAATCATTGAAGCATGTCTAATCATAGCCATCCAAAACTTAACTTGGTTCACTATCATATCCCAGTTATCTGTTCCATCTGGAATCCTTACTTCAATTCCCCAAATGTTTCCATCATCATCCCTTCTTGGATTAATTCCAACATACCTACTCCCTGAACCTGGACTATTTGCATCTCCAACACTTTGTAATCTTCTATATTCCAACCCTCTGGTAAAATTACCTTTGCCAGGAAAGTAACAAACAAGTTCTTTGTTAAAAGCCCTGGTTAATTGAATTAAGTTAGTAACAACTGATTTATCATACCTGCTTAATTCATGTGAATGGTGGTTGTTTGTAAAAGTCATATGTAATCCACCTTTGCCATCAGCAAAGAAATCAGCATCACAATCATTTTTAACACCTCTGGAATTTAGGTAATCAAAAACTTTTTCTTTTATCTGTGCCAATTCTTTTATCCTAACTGGTCTGGTTACAACTTCTACTGGTACACTACCATCATTGTAAACATCTGTTACATAACCTGCTTCCTTATACTTATCATTTTCAACTTCAATTTCAAAAGTTGCTTTGCTTCCATTCCTAAAAGAACCTCTTAATTCTTGCTTAACAATTCGCTTACCTTTGCCATTAGTCTTTTCAAAAGGAACACCAAAGTGTTTAGCTACATCTGCTCCAGTACAAACAGTTGCATTAGGTCCAAATCTAAACTCAAATTCAAAACCAACAAATTGGTCTTCGTAATCTTTGAAATTAACATTTGGGTCTGCTGATTCTTTGTTCAAAGTAAATCCGTCTTTCATTTTTTCACCTTCCTTATTTTCTTTATTTATTACCATTATATTATTATTATTATGAAAGTAAGTATATAAACCTTGCCATGTCCTTTATAAAGGAAATCAAATCTATGAGTAGAAGCCCTGTAACCCCTGAATTCAAAGGGTAAAATCTCTAAAAAAACAGCTATTTTTGAAAAATAACACTAATTTAAGAAATCCTTTATAAAGCAATTAGTATTTTTCCAATATAAGCAGATTACTCAATACCACCAATTACGATTAATCTTCTTATTACTGCGTGAATACAAACCTAAGAAATGAATTGGTCGTTTATAACAAGGTTTACAAATCCTTGAGTACTTCAGTATGTTTTTAAAAGGTTTACTACATCGCTTACAAGTTTTTAACATAATATTTATTTGAAGACTTTCTTCTTGCCACCAAAATAGGAATAACCATGCCCTTCCTTAATAAGTTCATCATTCAAACACTTCTTATCAACAAATACGCTACCCAGTAATCTGCCGAACTTACCAAGACCATGAGAACGAACAGTGAAAACACCACCTTTTAAGAAGTCCTTCGTGAACTCCTTAGCCAATAGTCCTTTCTTCTTCTCTGCTTTATCTCTCGTTCTGCTCTCCCAAGTATCTAAGCCCATTAATCTAATACGCTTTTTGACTTTGACATCAAATCCTAATTCTACCATAGCATCAAGTGTGTCACCATCAATTACTCTAATGACTGTACACTTATAATTGTATAAATCTGGTTTCTTTCTTTTCGTTCGTCTTACCATTTTTTAAAAGCCTTCCAAATCCTCCATCCTTTGAAATCAACCCAACACCAAACCTCCACATCAAACTGTGGGTACTTCTTAGCAAATTCTAAATAAGGTTTAATGTTCGGCATCCTGTTAGTTTTGAATTGAATAAGTTTAGTCTTGCCTGTCTTAACAGCTATCACATCAAACAAGCCAAACAAATCTTTCTTCTTAATAAATCTTCCTTTGTTTTCCACATCGGCAGTCAGCCAATTATCTTCTTCAAGTTTATCTCTGCCTTTACGAACAGTTCTCCAACCTTTGAGATAAGTATTCACCATACATACCTTTTCCAAAGCCTCTTAACTTTCTGCCAAAACCTTTTAAGTAATCCATTAGGAAAAGCAACTATCTCAACCTTGATTCCTCGGTCATTTAACATAATTACCTCACATCAATCGGTTCTTCTGAATTACCACTAATATTAATAACACTTGATTCTAAATCTTGAATGATAAAACTCGGACTATCAATCCCAGTTCCATCACCGATTACACTATCAAAAATGTAAAGCGTTCCAACATGGAAATCTGATAATACAACCCCAGCTCCGAAAGCCCTCACATCCTTAAAAGTTAAAGTGTTGCAAGTGCTATCAGAACTGCTTGTGTCAATTATGATTCTATCAAAATCTGAATTAGTAACAGCAGGGATTTCTAACGCACCCCTTGTGCTACCGAAATTGATAGAACTAACATTATTAGATAATGTAGCTGAGAAACTATTACCATCAGCTGAGTTACCCATCACAACTAAGTTGTAAGCTTTACCATCTTGAATTGTTAAACTCGGTGCAATCAAGTTATCAACTATAAGCCATTCACAAGTGATAGTCTTATTACCACCAGTTAAATTAATGCTGTTATTTAAACCAGTTGCTTTACCAACTTGTACTCCGTCTAAAAAAAAGTCGTTAATCCTTGCTCCACTAACAATTAAATTAAGTGTTTGATGCTGACGACTATCTTCTGGTTTCTGACCAGTACTCAAAGTTTCTAACCCTGCATCCTGAACCAACTTAGCATAATAAACTCCTGGGTCTGGAAACACTGGAGTGTCATCAGTTCCTTGAATAATCAAGAACATAGTCAAAGCGAATCCTAATCCGATTGCTAAAAAACTTAACATTAAAATCTTCTTCGGTTGTGACTGTAAGTATTTGAACACTGCAGGGATTTTTAAATTAATAAAAGGTACTTTGGGTATATTAGGTCTTGCCAGTTTAGGCAACTTCAACTTTTTAAAGTTAAACCTTTTATTCTTTGTTTGTTTCTTTTTCATTTTTTTGATTCCATCATCTTATTAACTATCGCACCCACTGCTAAACTCACTGGGTTACTGAATATAGCGAAAGCCACCAGTATAATGTCTAAATGAGGTGCTACCTCAGTGGGGTTACTGGTGGTCTTCCAAACTATTATGATTCCTAAAATAACAAATGCGAATATTATTGGTCCAACCAATAACAGAGTTATAAACTCGATTCCTGTGAGTGCATAACTCTTATCATCTGCCATGTTTATTTCTTAGCTATCGCATCTCTCAGTCCATAAACTCCTACTGAACCTAATAATACATATAACTCGTTTGGTATTGCTATTCCTGCTGCTTGTGCAACTGCACAAATTCCTCCAAGTCCTGCTGCCCAAACTGTTTTACTTTTGAAATTTACCATCGTTATTACCTCCAATCATATTTTTAATTAAAATCATTTTTAAGAAGTTTCCCTAAAAATCGTTACAATAATCTGCCTATTAGTACAAGAGAAAGAAGTTGCACCTGCACCTGTTGCTCCTTTTGCGTTTATTTGTATTTGAAAGCCATTGGTTTTCTCACCAGCATCTGGTGTATAATACCAAACAGCATTTTTTAAAGCTTCTCGTCTATCCACTATATTAGAGTTGGAATCTTGCAAAACTACTGTTTGATAACTAAATACATCAGCATAAGCATCTCCAGTTTCTTTATGTTCTAACTTCCACTGAAGTGATGAATTGCCACCATCCTGACTTTGAGCATTTGTATAAACAAGCCACTCTACCTTAACATATTTAATAGTTTCATCACCACTAATAGCATCTAATTCAAAAGAATTTTCATCAGAAGATGAAGCAGCTATTGAAATATCTAAATCACTGGTTGTACTTATCTGAAATACCTCAGGTATTGAATTAAAGTTACCATTTAAATCTGCTGAGTATAAAACTTCTCCATCCGACCATTCTTTCCAAGCCATTCTTTAATCCTCTGTATAATAATTAACATAAGTTATATCTACAAACATATCTTTAATATAATGAGTATGACTTCCATAATATCTAATCTGAAAAGTTGTTGAAGTATCAGGTAAGATTAAAGGTTGAGATACTGAAGCTCCATAAATATTATAAGCACTTGTAGCAGTTTCATAAAATACATATTCTTCATTTGTACTCAAAACTGGTGCGTAACTCGACCAGCTACCAGAAGTATTATGTATTAACTTTTGGTCCATATAATTAGTGGTTAAAGTTGAACCAGTAATTTTAACAGTGCTTCCAACATATCCTGCTGCATCACTAACTTTCATTGTAGCTCTAAAAGTTATACTTAATAAAAGAGCATTAGCTTGATGAGTTATTGTAAAAGCTCCATCAGTAACATCCTCCCAAGTTGCACCTACAACAGAAGAATTTTCAGTTGCTAAACTGAAACTCTTTTTATGTATCATCTGATAATCAAAGTTAGTATTTACTTCATCAGCATCTGCTGTTGTTCCATTGACGAACTCTGTCCAAGCCATTTACTCATCCTCCAAAGCCTTAACTCTAACTGCTAAAGCTTCTAAGTCCGTAATTAACTTATCTATCTTTTCACTTATCGTTGTAAAATCATCATACATCTTTAACTACTCCCAGCATTTAAATTATATATGCAACCAATTTCCATAATCCTATCAGCAATACTCAAATCACTTCCATCTCTCACAACTTCCCATTTAAATTTAAAATTACTACCCACAGCAGCACCTGCAAATCGGTGAATAGTATCTACAGTAACTGCTTCCCAAGTAGAACCATTATCCGAAGTAGCATACATAGTCGCTGTACTTGTACCATCAACAGAAGTATTCCAAGTAGCCATGAAAGACTTAACAGCAGTCGCTACATCATTAAAAATAATATTTGAGGTATAAAGTCCGTAACTGGCTAATGTTCCTGCTGCTGTGAATACAGGAATACTATGGTCAGCAGTAAAATCAATATTACTCCCACTTGAATTACCAGCCTCTAAAGTCCATGAAATAGTACAACCCCCTGAAACCATTAGCAAACAATTAGCGTGACCATAATAAGTATTATGTACAACCACCTTATCAACTATGAAAGTTCTGTAGTTCATATCTATTAAATTATAAGTTGTGAACTCACCAGGTGTCTTCACTATTTTATCTATCTTAACCCATTTCTTATCAGAAGTATAAACATAATCTTCCTCAGTCATAATAGCTACATCAAGACCCATTTCATCAACACCATCTATAGTTGCCCAACCCTTATTTTTAATCCAGAAAGGATGGTTAGCAGTAGGATATAAAACTTTTCCATCTACTAAATGTAATTCATGTAGATTAGTATGTTTTTTTACTTGTATCTTATGAACAATACCAGACTTAATCTCATCATTTTCTTCATCCCATACTAATACTTCATCACCCTCTTTAGCTTTCTCTATTGGTTTTTGACTTCCATCAGCATAAGTTAATAATTGCTTTCCTAAGAAACAGGAACTGCCTGACTTACCACCATAAGCTTTTAACTTTAAATCTACAGGATTATCAGAAGTAACTAAGTCTTCATCAGCAGTCCTATCAGTTCCATATTCATCAACAGTACCAGCAGTTGCATAATTAAGTTGTGTACCATCTGGTAAGTACCACCAACCTTTAGCACCACCACCATTATTAGCACCAACTTCAGACCAAGAACTCACACTCTCATTCGTAGAAGTATCTGATGGAACTCCATCATAACTTTTAGTATAATAACTATTATGAGTAACTATATCATCCACTAAAAAAGTACCATACTCCATATCCAAAAAATTATAAGTATCATACTCTCCTGTAATAGCAACAATATCTTTAACCTTAACTTCTTCAAAACCATCATCTACTAAACAAAGTAATTTATCACCAACTTCTAATTTTTTACAACCCATATTCATTTCATCAATTCCACTTATAGTTGCCCAACCTTTATCAGATACATAAAAGGGATGGTTAGCAGTTGGCTTTAATAATTTACCATCTTCAAAATGTAATTCATGAACATTATCGTGTTTCACAACTTGTATATTATTAACTGTTGAATTAACTACTTGTTTTGTTTCTTCATTAAAACTCTTAACTAAATCCCCTTTCTTTATATCTTTAATCTTCTTATAAGAACCATCAGACATATTAATAAATGAATCTGGTAAGAAACAACTTGACCCAGCACCAACCCCTGCAGTCATAGTAGCATAATGCATTCTTCTACCTATATCCTCCCCACCTCCACTCGCAGCAACGAATCCTGCTGAAAGAGCAATCTCAGTTACATTTGTACACTCATTAACTATATCATTTGAAACAAACATACAGGCTAATATTTCAGCTCTCTGAGTTTCAACACTATTTCCAGAATCTGAATAAATAATCCAGTCATTACTCGCTGTTCCATCTGAGTTTTCTATATTATGTTTGTTACAATCATAATCTTCTATCGTTCCAACACTATCAGCTGTTATAACCATATAAACACTACCAATAGCAGATAAATCCTCTGTGTAATAATAATCATTAGTAGAATCGTAACTCATCTGATAAGTTGATTCAACACCTATCTGTCCATTAGAAGTTGAACCTATGAGATTATCCCAGTAAAGCTTATTCCATAAACTACTAACTCCAGAGTTATAATTAAGCTTAGCATTAAAACCGATATAAGAAGCATTCCAAATCAAGTTCATATAATTAGAGAATTGATTAATTAAAAAAGTAGTTAATAAATCACTTGCTTCTATTACTTCTCCATCCTTAATTGTCATTTTTAAACCATCGTATTAACAACCACTATAGCTATCTCATCAGTGGCTGTCTTACTAATACTCGTAAACACATCCCTATCAATCATTAAAGGTGTTCCATCAGTATTGAAACTACCACACTCATCTATTGGAAAACCATTAGCTTGTAAACTATTTAAATAATATCTTAAAGTTACTTTCTTATTAGTCTCATCAAAAGTAGGATAACCAGTTACGAAAGTATCACTTAAATCAGCAGTTGCCCACTGCCTAAGCAAATCATAAACCACATCATCATCATCCCAATCATCAGTAACATTATTAGTTGTGATAACTATTTCAAAAGTATCAATATCACCAACTACTGTTCCAGTTTCAGTCAAATCCTCTACATTGGTAGTTCCAGTTGTAATCCAATTCCAACCAACTGCTAATTGAGAAGCTGTCCTTGTTATCTTAAAATAATCAGTTGCTAAAGTACTTCCTAATCTAACCTCTAAAGCTGTTCCAGAACTTTTAAACATAGCTAAAGCTGCAGCATCTTTAATATAAAGCCATAAAGAAACTGGTTCAGTACCAGTGATTTTAGTTCCTGCAGAAGCTAAATCTGCAATAAACCACCTCTTTGTAGCACTTGAATTATCTGTTTTAAGATTCTGAGCTGAACCATCTGCCACTCCAGCACCTTCTTTATAAGTGGTCGTATTAGTAGTTGAGTTCTCTCCACCATCACTTGAAGTCATAGTATTTGAACCATCATCATTAACAGTACCATTACTTATAGGGATATGTGTTGCTAAAGCAGTATCTGAAACTACAGGTGTAGTCGTGCCAATACCAACTCTAAAAGTAGAAGGGATAGTGTAATCAGGTGAACTCTTATAAGTTCTGTTTAACATTACATTCTTTCCTGAATTAGTTATTACTCCACCTGTTGCCATCTTAGCCTAAAACCCCTTGGTATCTATAGTGTATCATTTTCAATCTTTATAAACTATTTAGTTTATTCACAAGCTGAATAAGTTATTGCCTCCCTTTGAACCCACTCAGTTTGGTTTCCTGCTCCTATCTTGTCACTACCTAACACTCCACCAGTTGGATGTCCTAAAATAAATGAACTGGTTACATCTCCCCAATTAACATCACCCCATATACCAAAAACAGGATGACCCCAAATCATACCACTTCTACCATAATAAGCCAACCCATAAATCCCTTGAGTTGCGTGACCATAAATACCTGTTATTCCAGCGATACTCTTTGAAAAAATAGTAATTGAACACTTAGCGAACTCAACATTATGGGTTAAATCAACCAAGCTAACAAGGAAATCACTTTCACCAGATAGTAACTGTTCTAACTCTTGAAGCTTAACAACCACATTACTTTCAAAATCAGCAGTTCGTAACTCTCTATCACCAACAATTACTTTATCAGATTTATGAGGATAAGATTTTTCAATAGTGTTAATTACGAAAGTACTATTAACGCTGTTATTTGTATCAATCACAGATGCTGTTTGTCCAACATCTAAATCATAAACTCCCTCAACTAATAAAGTAGTGAAGTTAAAAGGTTGAGCATACTTTGCTAAAATCTTATCAGCTTCTAACTCTGCATCCTCAACAGTCTGTATTAGCTTAGGACTGAAAGTTCTTTTAAACTCTCCATAAGCAGTTATACTTGTTGGGTCATAAGCACTAATAGGAACAGGAATAGCATGAGTATAATCAACTTGTACATATTGGTCTGCAGCCCAAGCATAACCATTATCAGTTTCCCATTGTAATTTCTTATTCTCAAAATCTACTGAGTAATCATAAGCACTTGTTGCTCCTGGAACTCCTCCAACTCTTAATGTAGTCGGTGGGTCTGAAGCATCAGCATAAACTTTAACAGAAGTTGGTTTAAAACTAAGAGTTCCAATTCCTCCATCTCCACTTGTCCACCCACTCGTAGTATCTAATTTTCCACTTGTAGTAGTTTCAATATCTTGTGTAGCACCTAAGATTATAACTCTATTACACAACATACTATTATCTTTCTTCCACTTAGGCAAATTACTAACATTAGTTCCAACTGTTAAAGTAGCACTCGCTGTAGTGAATCCTTTTGGTTCAAAATAAACTAATTGAGTAGATGGATTATAATAAAATTGGAATTGAACAAGCTCTGCTAACTCTTTCATCTTAGCAAATACATCCTCATGCCTACAAACAAACTTTACTAACTTCTCACTATCAAGAGTTCCAGTAGCTTGAACCGAAGTACCATCAGCAGTTAAATCAGTGTGTGTATTAACTAAATCTAAAAATATAGCACTTATCTGTCCAGCACTTGCATCAACATTTTTATCATAAGAATAAGTAATCTCCTTTTTTATAGCATCATAAAGTTTATCATTACCTTTAATTTTATAACTATAACCAGTTTCTTCAATAGCAGTTATCTCACCCTCAAATATGAATTGGTCAGTTGCAGAACTCGTACCTCTCTTTATAGTTATAGTTTGAGCAACATCTAAAGTCACAAGACTATCAACTCCTTTAACAACTTCTATCTCACAGCTCATTATCTCATAGCCATAAGTCTTTTTTGTTTTCCACTTACGAAGCTTAGCAGTAACATCTACAGAATTTATCTTCACTTCTGTAAGCATAATTACTGCCATAGTTCTTTAAACTGCTCCCAGAGTTCTTTAAGTTCTTGCTTCTCCTTTCCTGTATCTTTTCCTGTAAATATATTTTTCATTTATGAAGTACCTTGAATTAACATTATCCTATATTCACATCTTAAACTAACCCCAGCTACAGTCCAGTTAGTACTCATACTTGCTACTTTAACTTGATAAGTTGCTCCAAGTTCATCAACTATTAAAGGTACACTTGAACTCTGGTCGCCATCTATTAATGCCTCTAAAGCATTAACTGCTGTTATAATATCTGCAGTTGCTCCTACAAACACTCCACTTACAGAGATGGTTCTGGTTACTCCAAGCATATCAAAAGTTATAGTTTCAGTTTCATCTTCTCCAGGCATTGGCATTGGAATAATATTTCCATTTAATTCATTACTAATTCCTTGAAGTTTCGCTAAACTTATTCCATCTAATGTTGGTGTTGCCATTTTTATTTATGTAAATGTGTAACTATTCCTCCTACTTAAATTATCCATCATTATACCACTCAGTTGGTCAGCTAAGGCTTGTAAATCCATATCATTTGAGACATTAGCATTGATTGTAATATTTGGGGTAAAGTTATTGGTCATCCCTTGCATATGAGCTGGAATGACAGTTTCTCCTTGATGTAAGTTATACAATCCTGTTTGTCCTATGTAACCCCCAGTTTGCAGATTTGGTATAGGTGAGCCAGGAAGAACTGCATTTGCTAAATCTATAAAGAAATTAACTAAAGTTTTAAAAGCAGATTTTATTGGGTCTATAATATTTGTAGTGAACCAAGTAACGATAGTTTCCCAAGCATCCTTAACTGGCTGAACAACATTATCATTGATATAATTATACACACCTAAAAATGCCTCCTTTACTGGTTCTATTAATTTCTCACTTATAAAATTCCATACTGCTAACCAAGCTCTCCTTATTGGAGCAATTACCTTTTCACTAACGAAAGTTGCTACCACACTCCAAGCATGACTAATATTCTCTAAACCTTGTAAAAAAAGTCCTGATACAGTTTCCCAAGCAAAACCAATGTTTTCAATTCCTTGTTTAAAGGGGTCTGAGATAAAAGTTGTCCAAGCATATCCTATATTTTCTATGCCTTGTTTAAATGGGTCTGAGATAAAAGTTGTCCAAGCATAACTAATATTTTGTAATCCTTGTTTGAAATCATCCCAAAACGCAACCATTAAACCAGCTACAGCTCCAATTCCAGCACCGATAGCAGCACCAGGTATTCCACCAATTGCTCCACCAATCATAGCTCCAGTAGCAGCTCCTCCAACTACAGGTGCAACCTTTTCTCCTAATTCTGTTTTCTTAAAAGCGTTCCACTTCTTTAAAATAGGAATTAAGAATCTTATTAAACCAATAGCTAAAGGTCTTAAAAACATACTAATCACATCTCCTATTGGTCTAAGAATTAATAATATAGCTTTGAACATAACACCAAGAGTAGCACCTAATTGAGGACTTGCCTTTGCTAAAAGAGCAGTGCTACCAGCAATAGCACCCAGCTTACCTAAAATTCCAGTAAAGACAGAACTACTTGCACCTTTCTTTCCTCCACCAGATACGCTACCTCCACCAGTTAATCCACCAGCTGCATCAAAGATTATCTTTCCTTTAATTATATCTTCTGCCATTATCTATGCATCCTTGCTTTAGCTTTCATCTTTTGAGTTTCCATATCCTCTGATTCTTTCTGACTGAACACACTTCCAATTAAAAATAACACATCCACTTCATCTGCAGACATTTTGTCATACTCGCTTGGACTTGTATTCAGTTCTTTTGAAAAGTAAAATTTCCTAAACTTTTCTCTTAGCCACCACTCGTCTGGGATTTTTCCTGAGTAGATGGCTCCTCTGACTTTTTTTCCACATCACCCACTGGTAATTGTATTAACTTACCAACAGCTTCAATTAATTTATCATAGTCTTCTATGCTTAAATTATCTAAAGCAGTTACTAATGGTTGAGCTCCAAAAGGGTGTTTCATTACTACACTTGGTAATAACTCCACAAGGAACACTGTTCCTTTAATCCCATCTGCTGTTTCTGCTTTCATTAAAGCCTTATTCCTTTCTCCAGCCAATGGCTTTCGTAAAGTAATAATACCTTGACTTATTTCTACATCCATATTAATACCTCCACTTAGAGTATTATTTTTTTGCTTCTTTCTTTATGCGTTTCCAGAACTTTCTGTACGCATTATACCAACCTAAATGCCCTATCAAATCTAAAGGATTAGTTTTTTCTTCTATTTCTTCCTCATCCTCTGGTTTCTTTTCTTTAGGATAACCTTGTTCTGTTGCCATCTTTAAGCACTCGTTTGCCAACTAATAGGGACATTACTTTTTCCTTCTTTAGCTATTCCAGTCAGTGATAACTCTATCACTCCACCACCTAAATCAACTGGCTTACCAATAGTTTCAATAGCAGCTTCATCAAGCTGAATATTTAAAACTTGGTTAGTTGGTCCTGAAAAGTATAACAATAATTCTAAACTTGCTGTTGGAGAAGCCGAAGCTGTACCAGCAATAGGTGTATTGGCTTGACCCATTAAATCTTGTTGCATAGTACCTAATACATCACTATTAGCTTTGACTGTTATATTAAAGTCGTATCTTCGCATTCCAGTTGCTGGTTCCTGAATAAACCTACTTCCTAATGCTCTATAAACAAATAAGTTATTACTAATCGTGATACTCGCATTCGTTACATACGCTTCAGTAGTTGGTGATGCTCCCCACTTTAATATTCCTTGAGCAAAGTTCCAAGGTGCAGCAGTATTTGCACTAAAAGCCACTCCTGCTGTATTTGTTCTCACTGTTTCTGCCACCCAATCTGCTGAAGCTCTTAATAAATCTCCCTCTGCTAATGTTAGTGTACAATTGTTTAATATACATCCTTCATAAGTATCTACCATATCACTTGTTGCATCATTAAATGCTTGCATAGTAAATGAAGTTAAAGAATCTGCTTCCGTTAAAATGAAAGGTGTGCCTGAACTACCATCTCCTGTTTGCGTTCCTATTACATATTGTAAAAAGTCTATCTCTGTTGGAATCCACTCTATCGTTCCTCCTGCATCAAAAGGTCCAAAACCAGTGAAAGTAGCGTTTCTGCCTTCTCCTAATCCTTGCTCTCTAAAGAAATTGTTTGACCAATTACCAGCGAAAGCAGTGACTTTTCCTTCAACAGCAGTATCTACTGTTACAGCAGTTCCATAAGTAGATTCACTTTTGTACATTATGCCTGTATTGTAGCCCTTATATATGTTTGCCATTTTTAATCCTCCTTAGTTTTCTTCTTCTTCTTAGCATAACTTACTTTACTCCATCTCGTATTCGTTAAAATAAAGTCAGCTGCATCGTCTGGAACATCCACTACATATTTGTCCGTCTTGTATTTCTTCCCATCAAAATGAAAAAATGTTTCGTTTCTTCCATTATATTTTAATTTTACCATTTTTTAACTAATATCCTCCACATTAAATAATGCTCTTACATCTATACTTCGAGTGTAAATCTTGTCGCCTCTTGCTGGTTCATTTATAAGAGGACTTTGAGTAACAGGTGTTACGAATTTCAAATAATAAAAATCTTTCTTATTATTCAAAAAAGCCTCTCTTGTAGTTTGAATATAACCATCAACATTATACATCCCATTAGCATAAACATAAACGCTTAAAAGAATATCATTAATATTAGCTGCTCCACCAATTCCCATCTCATCAGTAGCCACACTCGTAACAGCAACTGCTATTCTCGGATAAGAAGTAATACCTAAATCAGTTCTTGGAAAATCAGGATAAATACTATCACCACTACCATAATCATAAGTTGCTTTAATTGTTAATCCACTTCCAGGAGCACTTGAAAATGTTACGGTGTAAGTAGAATAATCAACTGTGTAATCTGTACCAAAAGTTTGAGCTACTGAGTTCACTGTAACACCCCTAACATTCTTAGCAGTTGCTTCTGCTAAAGCAAAATCAACTTCAACTGTATCTCCAGTTCCAATAGTTTCATCTGTAATAGTTGTAACTCCTCTATCACTTGTGCTTATAATATCAGAGTTTCTAAGAAACACTACCAGTTCCTGTTTTATTTGATTTAAATTAATTAAATTCGTTACAGCCATCTTAGCCCATTACCTCTTGGTATTACTTTATTGTTTATTTCAAAGTTTATAAACTATTTAGTTAAACTTCACATCACTGAACGCCTCGTTTAAAGCATTCGCTACAATCTTCATAAGTTGTTGGTGCATTACTGGTCTGATAAAAGGAGCAGGTGTCATACCTTTAACATAAGAAGCGAAATGTCTTTTACCATCAGCACCTTCCCAGCTTAAAACCTTCGCAGTCTTAGGTCTTATAACCTGTTTCTTAGGTCCATAAATACCTGTTCCCCACTCTAAGTATTGAGCATAAAAAGGAAAACTGAACTCTATACCTTCAGCAGTTGCTTTAACTCGTATGTTTCTAATCAAGTGTCCAGTGCTTGTTCGTTCCCTTACCTTGTGACCTTGAATAGCCCTATTTGCAGATGTTTTTAAAGCATCTTGAAGGTCTATAGCTATAATCTCTTTAGCCCTCGTAATAGCCTCAGAATAGGTTAAAGACATTAA